CAGAAGATCGTGGACAATGTTGAGCGATCCAAATTGATCTACCAGGCGCTGATTAAGCGTGCCGGACAGCTCAATCCCAGGAAGTATGGAGAGAAGATTGTGCACGAGGGAAACGAGGATGCGCCGCTGATTGTGAAGCACATCGGAAAATAGTTGATGTTGGACACATTATCCTGTTGACATTGGGTACGCATGTGTTTAGCGTTGGCTAAGACTGTGAGTGTTCATGAGCTTCGTAATCCGCCAAGCTGCCCACTGCGACCAGTGCTCTCACGAGTGGCTGGTCGTTGGTGCGTCTGAACCAACACACTGCGCTAAGTGCAAGAGTCGCAAGTGGAACAAGAGCGGGGATAGCTCAGCGGTAGAGCCGAGGACTCATAATCTTCAGGACATTGGTTCGAATCGAGTTCCCCGCACCAAACCTACCAGGCAAGACCTGCGAGATATTTGCGCAGGCAAGATTGAACTCATTATAGAAGTAGAGCAACACGGAGGCATGGATGAAATCCCTATCTGCGGCAAGCGTTGGTGGGAAGATGGCACGCAGTATGAGTGCCTGATGGACAAGGGGCACAGAGAGCAGAAGCATGGTCTGCGCGGCATGGTTCAAAGGATGGAAGACTAAGGAGGAGTAATGAGAACTGAAGCAGAGATACTAGCTGACATTGAAAAACTTGAGCGCAGCATAAGGCACGATAGGGAGCTATTGGGTAAGATCAGGGAATCTTATGCCGGCCAGTATTTGGCTCAAAGTAGATTCGTGAAAAATAACGCTGAGGCTATTGCGCGAATCGATGAATGCCGCAAATATAGCTTAAGCCCAATAGGGTAATGATTATGACGCTAAAGGAAGCAGACGAAAAGGCACATGAATTGTTTGGAGAAGATTCGTTATGTGCTATAGACGGGTGTGGACGCTGCGAAGTTTTTTACGAGCCAGATGGTAACATCCAGAGCGCAGTTATGATTGGCCGCGGCGATGACTTTGAGGAAGCATTTGAGCAAGCCATGACACATTTTAAGCGGTTCTATGCCGTCAATTGAGCTACAGCCCAAGCAGTCTGAAATCTACCGCCTGCTGACCGAATCTGAGGCGTCAACCATTGGCGTTGGTGGCGGGCGCGGCGCAGCTAAGTCTTCAGGTGCTGACCGTGTAGCAATCACGCTAATGCACGAGCGCCATGGCATGACTGTGTGCCTGGTGATGCGGACGTGGCAGGCTCAGCTCGTCCCGTTCCACCTTGAGGCGATCAAGCGAGACTTTCCTTGGCTTGCTGGAAACCTGAAGATGAGCCCACCGGCGCAGTTGCGTGTTGGGCGATCGCGCATGGAGTTCAAGTACGCAGAGAACTACGATGCGGTTGAAGAGGCATTTAGGTCAGGCAACTATGACCTCATCATCGTTGACCAGGCCGAGCAGTTCTCTGAGCGCGAGATACGCGAGATGCGTAAGGCGGCACGATCCAAGGGCGGCCGGCCTGCTAAGATGCTGCTGCTGTTCAATATGCGCGGATCAGGAATCCAATGGCTGCGTAAGTGGTTTCACCTGTTGGAGTTCAACGCTGCTGAAGATCCATCGGACTATGCATTCCTCAAGGTAAACCCATGGGACAACATCCAGTGGGTTCTATCGGCGCTGGCTGAGGATGGATACACCGAATACGACTACTACCACTGGTCGGACGAGCAGCGCAAGGCGTATGCGGCTGAGCGTGGACCATATACTCGCGGGCTGGCTTCGGACGATCCAGTCATTGCGAAGGCAGACTGGGATGGCGACTGGGATTCTCTTGAGGGTGCTTACTTCGCCAACAGCTTTGATCTGGAGTCGGTGCGCATCGGTCCAGTGCTAACATCGGCATTCAAGAAACCGTGGGCGAATCACTGGATGGCGCAGGACTGGGGAAGGACTCACTGGTGCGCTACGCTGTGGGCGCTGCGGATTGCGCTGAAGCCTTCGGAGGCTAAAGAGTTACTGGGCTGGGACTTGACTAAGCCGATCAACCTGACCGTCATCTACCGCGAGATGGTGTGCAATGAGAAGGAAGCGCCAGAGGTAGCACAGGATGTGCTGGACTGCATGCTGGATGATGAGCGCGCCAAGATCAAGAGCTACTTCCTGTCGCCGGAAGAGGTGACTGAGGATCAGAACTCCATCGGCAACCAGCAGAGCCGGGTGCTGCGTAAGGGTGGCGTGGTGGGCGCACAGAAGGCCGACAACGACCGCAAGGGCGGCTATGGCCTCATGTCGTCACTGTTCAAGGCTACCAAGGGATGCGGATGGGGAGTGGACAAGGATGGGCACAGGTTCCAATACGACGATGCGATCCTGATATCTTCCGAGTGCGCCGAGCTGCTGAAGGCGATTCCAGTGTTGATGCGCGACCCTAAAGATCTGGACGACGTGCTGAAGACTGACAAGACGGCTGCCAAGCTTGAGCAGGACCTGGGCGACGCTTGCCGGTATCTCACGAAGTCGATGCTCTCTCCGAAGCGCAAGACGACTGATGATATTTACCAGGAAAAGATGGAGACAGCGACGCCGCAAGACCGTATGATGATCGCAGCGCAGCATGTATGGAAGCAGCAAGTGAAGAAAGAAAAACCGATTGTGAGGCCGTCATGGCGCAGGGAATAGAAGCTGGATGCGAAGGTATTACCGAAGCGATGAACTGCACGTACGAACGTGAATGTCTGTATTGCAGGAAAAAGGAAGTGATAAAGAACTTCATTGCTCCCATCCAAGAGCAAGGAATTGAGTATGGACAGTTTGCTGACCATGAGGATAGGGAATCCTGGGCAGATGAAATACTGAAGGCGTTGGATAATGTACGATGAAGGTAGCATTTACTATTGACCGGCATAATTGGTTTAGTAGATTTTATTGCGACATATGCGGAACTGCGACTACTTGGTACGGTAGGGTTACGCGCTGTTTATGTACAAACTGCGATATTATGGGGCGGGGTAAAAATCTTATGCGGTATATATCAATGGAAATGGAAGAAAAAAATAATATGGACAGTCCAGCGGTTCGACCGAGCTGGCGGAGAGACTAATGCATATTGGAAATAACAGTCTTGGGATTGGCGATGGTGATCGGACGATCTGCTTTCGTATATGTGGATATGCGATCCAGATTATACTTCTTCGTTACCCGGAAATGGTGAACCATCCCAGACTGCACAAAATGTGGAATCTGGCTGTTTACTGCGGAACATAGTGGTTAGGCCCTAGTGGAGGCGGGATTGACTGATAAGATAACAGCCGAGGAAGTATCTGAACGATGCGAGTCTTTAGGCTTTACCATCACCAAGACCGGATTCGCGCAGTACATTGCTGACATCTGCAACCAACCGATTAGAATTGGTCCAGTACCTATCTATTTCGCTACCGAACCTTTTCCCTTGATTATAAATAACGGCTGGTTATACCGATGAAGATATCCGAAATCAGAGAATTCCTATTTCCCCTACGATCTGCACTACTGGCTGAGATAGAATACCTCAAGTCGCAGCTAGCGCAGGAGCGACGCCGCGTTGACGTGCTGCAAGAGGGATTGATTCAGGCTAAGCGGCCAAGCGTGCTGATGACGCAACGTGCACAGGTAAACCCAACCACCAAGCCCAAGCCTGTAGGCTGGGAAGCAACACGAGCGGAGATACGCAATACATGGGAGGCTGAAAAGTATGAATCAGCAAAGATTGTTTCGCCAATCGTTGACGCGCGGGGCGAAGGCGCTGATGCGGATAAAAGGCTTGAGGCCTAACGCGCAGGCGGTTCGTGCTATTGTGGACAGAGAAATGAAGCGGTTACGGGAGATGAGCGATGGCGATGAAGGGCAGCAGCAACTACCGGATGCAAGCGAACACGGCACCGAGTATGGACGATACTTCGACATCGGGAGCGGATGCTTCTCAGAGCTCTAGCCCACAGCCGATCACCGACAACCCACAGGCGATGCAGTGTGTGGATCAGCTGAAGCAGATGGGCTACACCGCTGACGACGTGGCGCAGGCAATGGGCGATGAAGACCAATCGCAGCCTAGTGGCGACGGTGGTGCCATGGCAACCAAGGCAGCGCCGATGCAGATTCCCTCGATGGGCTAATCTGCATCCTACTTACTGGAGAACCTCCAATGCCATACCCCAAAGAGTGGGACTCTAACCCGGCCTACGATCTGCACATCGAAAATTACAAGCGCAGCCATCCGCACGAGTACCCATCGCATGAAATTAACGAACAAACAAAGCTGCTGAAAGAAATTCTCCATCAGGCTAAGGAGCAGACCTTTATACTGAGGGAGATTTACAAGCTAACAACCCCAACGCCCACCGCAATCACATTCAAACAGGAGAAATAAAATGGCCCTTCTTCCTTCCGATCCAGGCAACACACTCGTATTCACCGGCACGC